AAATACTGAAAATAATTGTTATCCTCTCCATAGCTTACATAGTCTTGATTAGTCTTTTCGCTAATTACTGGACTTGTATAAGTCGATAGGTTTACTACTCTTAAATCGTTCATATTATTATGTAATCGTTATTACCACCCTTACTTACGTATTCATCTTTATTAACTGAATACTTTGCATTATCGTTTTGGTCAATATCTTGAGATGTACAAAATATCTTATCCTTGTAAATTATATCTAAGTCTGTAACTGAACCTTGACCAGTATAAACCTTTAAATCGTAAAAACGGTTTTCTTTTAAATTAAATGTATCTTCTATCTGTAGGTAATTACTAACCTTTGTAGCAGTTGTTAATATAGTTGCTACTTCGTTTGTACTATCATCTCTTAACTTTAGTGTAATACTTAAAGAATAAACTCTAGGTATTATTTTAAAAGTTTGTGTGCTATCTGATGGTATTAATACTTTCATACTTATATATCAATGTAATTTCGTTTTTTGTGTAGGTAGCAAAAAAAAAGCTACCCATAAAGAGTAGCCTTAATTCAATCAAACATTCTTCTAACTATTATGCGTTAGGGTCTATTGGTGATGTTGCACTTTCATCTGGAGCAGTTGCAAAGAATGGTGGAGCAGTTTCTTGAGCAGTTGCTACAAGTGTAAACCCACTTAAATCTCCCATAGCTGCACCACTTACGATAGTACCACCAGTAATTTCAGCACCGTGTTCCTTACCAATTAAGAAATAGTTACCGTTATAATCTTCAACTACATAATGAGCACGACCTCTGTTTAGTAGTTTAATTTCTTCTTGAGTTGCTACGTCAACAGTTGTTAATGTAACATTCAAAGTTGTTTCATAGAAAGTTGTTCCGTTTTCTCTTGATGAGTTTACAGCAGTTTCTATACTAGAGTTTCCTTTAATTTCAAATTTAAAGAACTCAGCACTACCATCACTTGGTAATGTTATAGTTCCAGCAGTATCAGTTAACGCTGCAATCGTACTAGAGTAATCTAAAATGTAAATATTTTTTAGACCACCTACTGAACTTTTGCAAGGTAAACTTCTTCCTTTAGTTATTGCACAAGACATATATTTTTTAGGTTTTAAATAAAAAAAGGTAGGCAGTTTTGCCCACCCTTTCTTACATTAGTTAGTTAATTATTAAGCTGTATAGTAAACTACATCTGCACCGATACCTATCTGAACACCAGCAGTATAACGCATTACAATTCTCACGTTATCTGAACCATCTAAATCAGCCATATCTAGAACTTTCACAACATTTCTATCATCTAGTAAACCAGTTCCGAAGAATAAGTTTCCAGCTTGTGCAAGTACTGCTTTGTTAGAAGCTAAACCTTGTGCTACAAAGATATTAATACCTTCGAAAGTCAATTGACCACCGTTGTACCAAGTTGTACCTTTATTGTCTACACCGTTTGCACCAATGTTAGTAGCAAAACCACCTAAAGCACGAATGTATGCTCTAGCGATGTTGTTAGAAACGTAAAGAGTTAAATCTTCTTTTCCTAATACAGATTGATTTGCAGCATCAATAATTTTCCCTAGCTCATCGATTACGTTTCCAGAATTTACAGTTGTTCCTACTACATCTACTACATCTCCATCAGCAGCTAGTAAAGTAGAGAAACCATCAAAACTACCCTCTCCAGAAGCACCGTTCCAGATAGATTGTTCTGTAGCTTGAGCAACCTCAGCAGCAACTCTTGCTATTACGAAATCAGAAAATAATGGTGGTAACTCATCGAAAGCACTAAAGCCCATCTGAGCAGCTTCCCAATCTGCGTGTAATTCTTTCTTACAGATTTGTAAGTTTACTTGTAACTCAGCTGGTTGTAAAACCTTTTCAGTTAAAGTCATTCCAGATGTTGTAGCATCAAAGTCACAATCAGCACTACGTACTAAATTTGAAAATGAACCTACTTTCATCGCTGCCTTAAACTTTACGTTAGGCAATATTGTTACTGCTCCAGCATCTAAAGTTGAAGCACTCAAAAGGGCAGCACCTAAGTACTTCCCAGCAAATTCTCCAGCATATGAAGAACTAGTAATTGTTGGATTTGGCATTTTATTTAATTTTTAGTTATTTAATTTATTTAAAACTCTGTCAAGTGTAGACATTTTTCTATTCTTAGAATACTTTACCTCTACCTTGTTTTTTGTGTTAGCTTCTGGATTGTGAGTTAATGGCTCTACTGCTGGTTGTGATAATTCTTCTTTCACTTGCTCAACAACTTCTTCAGCTATTACTTCAACCTCTTTGCTCATTTCTTCTTTAGGCTCTAACATAGCTTTGATTTCTTCAATCATTTCTTTAACCTCTGCTAGTTCCTCTTTAGTAGCGTAGCCCATTTCTTCTTTTTCTTCGTCTTTAGCTTCTACCTCTACTTCTTCTTTTACTTCTTCTTCTGGTGCTTCTTCTTCTTTTGCACCCATTTCAGCAATCTCGCCATTTTCGTTAACTACAATAATGTTACCATCTTGTAATTCATACTCTCCAGCTGGTACTGCTACTTTTTCATCGTCTGTAACGATAAACACTTCTTGTCCTACCTCAAAACTTTCTGCTTCAAAGATAGTACCGTTTTCTAAAGTCATTTGTTCTAGCTTAACTTCCATACCTAGAACTTGCTTTATAGAATTTAACATAGTTTTTGCTTCCATACTTATATATCAATTATTAAAATTTATTTGCATTTTTAAATTTTTCCTATTCCTTGCGCCCATAAACTACCATCGCAACATTTACGAGAGTATGTGTTTTTATCCTTGCATAAGCAACCTCTTCTACTTCCCTTTGGACTTACCTTACTTGGTGTTTTGTATTTATCTTTAGCCATCTATTTCTTTTAGTTTACTTATTGCCCAATTAACACCAGCAGAACCACCCCAAGCATCCCACATCAAACCACCACAACCCTCAGAGTATGGTACATCTTTATGTTGCTGATGTCTTTTAAATGATGCCATACGTGCTATCGTATCTCTGCTTATCTTTTCTCCGTTTGCGATTTGGTTTGCTCTTTTCTTGCCAGTAGCTTCGCCACAACTTCCCCATCCATTCTTTTCTACCCATTTTAAAGCACGTTTAGCATTGTTTCTAGCACCTTGTGGATAGTCATTATAGCTTTCTAAATCTAACCTTTTTAAAACGCTTTTAATCGTCATTGTTGATAATATCTATAATTTCTTGTAATAGCTTCTCTTCTAAAGTTAGTTCTTCTTCAATCTGTGCAATTTCTTTTTGTTTCTGCTCATCAGTCATAAAATCGCCTAATGTTTGGTCTTTAGGTCTTTCCATTTTGTCAGCAAAGTAACCCTCGATGCTAAAACCTTTAACCTTACCAGTCTTAACAAACTCATTCCATACTTGCTCGTTATTAACCTTAACACTTCCCATCCACGTTCCAATAGGTAAATCCATTCCATACTTTACGCTTTTGTCGTGTACCTTATCTTCTACTATCCAGCTTTCAACTAAACTTAGTCCATTAAGTTCGTATTGGTGTTCTAGTGTACTGTTATTTTGATTGCCTTGCATTAAATACATCTGCGATGCTTTCTCTACTGTATCCTTAGAAAAGTATATGTAATACTCATCCTCGCCATTACGTCTGTATATAGGTTTGTTAGGTACTAATAAAGCACCCATAAGTATTTTCTTTTCTCCATCTATCTCTGCAAGTTTTATCTCTTGGCTCTTTAAAGCTATAAAATCTTCTTCGATTGCTGGATTTTCTACTACACTTATAGCTTCTATTCCTAACTCGCTTTCTTCGTCTAAGATTAACTCTATTATTTTCATATTAATATATCAGTATTATATTATTTTTTGCATTTATCCAATACTTGCACCCTCTACTATATTGTTGTTTAGGCTTTGTGCTGTTGTTACATCATTTGCTACTACATATGCTTGTATTGGCTGTTGTGTTTGGTCACCTATCGCTTCTGCTAATTGACTTGTTTCTGTTGCACCCACTATATTAAAGTTTGGTGCTTGTGGCTGAGCAACAGCACCTCCTCCAGCACCTACTCCTCCAGCACCTTTAACACTCTTTTCACCTCTTGGATTGATAGATAATATACTCTTAACATTAGCTAAACCACTTACAACAGCAGTACCAGCAGCTAAGGCAGCTCTAATTGGTGCATCTGGAGTAGCTAAGGCTAATTGACTTTCGTATGCTTTTTGCGCACTTAAATAAGTACTAACTAAAGTAGTAGCAACTGACAATGCTTTACCAGCTTCGTTCTCTTTACCTAATAAGTTAGATATATTACCAGCAATATTTAGATACTGCATAGCAGCTTCTTCTTTCTGCTTATTTTCAATCTGTGTTATTCTAACATTAGCATCTGCATATTGTTTTAGTAATTCATTCCTTTGCTCTTCGCTTAACAACTCATCTTCTAAAAGTAATGCTTTTCTTTGGTTTATTAATTCCCTTTGTGCTTCAAAATTTAATTGCTCTGTTTCTTTGTCTAATTCTAACTTAGCAATCTTTTCTTCTTGGTCTTTTAATTCTTTATCTTTTTTCTCTTGGTCAATTTTATCTTGCCTAGCTTTATCTTCTTCGGCAAATTTTTCTCTTAATTCTTTTTCCTTAGTTTGTTGTGCGTCCTTTAACTGTTGTGTGTCTTGATTGTATTTTTCTGCTGCTGCAATTAACTTTTTGTACTGCTCTTCTACCTTTCTTAATTCTTCTTTTCTCCTTTCTTCTTCTGTATCTATTTCAGCTAATCTAATTGCTTCTAACGCAGCTGCTTTTTCTTTTTCTGCTAATGCTTCTGCTGCTTCTGCTTCTTTTGCTTTAGCTTGTCTTTCGCTTCTTGCTGCATTTTCTGCTGCAGTTATTTCAGATTGTACTGTACGTGCTTTATTTGCTTTTGCAGTTTGTAATTGTATTAACTTTGCTTCAGCTTCTGCTTCTGCAGTTAAAGCATCTTTATTAGACTTAGATAACTTGTTTTCATCTACTACTGCATCTCTCCTTAATTCTGCAGCTTTTATTTCTTTATTTGTTAACTCATCTTGAATAGATATGACTTTCCTTAGTGCATCTTCACGTTCTTTTGCAGTAGTTTTGTTTAAGTCTTTTGCTTTTAATCTTAACTCAGCTATTTCTCTTTCTCCTTTTGCTTTTTCTAATATTAAATCTCTTTCTAACTTATCAGCCTTTGCTCTTTTATCAGCTATATCTTGTGCTGCCTTTGCATCAGCAGCAATCTCGGCACCGAATGCTTTTATACTATCTTTAGCACCCTCGTATAATCCTACTATTTGGTCGTTAGCATTTTTAATAGTTTCTACACCCTCTCTAATCTTTTGGTTAACTTCTCCAAGTTGTACCTTTAGTTGTTCTGCTTCTTCACTATCTCCAGTAAACTCATTCCAAGCAATACGCATTTTTAAAACACCAGCTTCAAATCCACCGCTTAGGATATTCCAACTTGCC